TCTTTCTCCAACTCCATCGATTGATAAACCAATTGCTTTATCAAATGGTGATGTGTAATAAGAAAGTGCTAAATGTGATAAATGATGTTGTGTGTAAGTAATAACTCCTTCATATCCAATAGACCACAATAAAGGTTTCAATGCACCTTCATCCATATGCCATCTTTGTTTAAAATTTTTCCATTTTTTTGGATATCTTAAACCACCCCATTTACCAATTGTTTCTTTAACTCTATCGTATTTGTCTTTTGGATTTTCATACCAACAAACCATATCAACTTCGTCAATTCTTATTTTCGTATAATCCAAACACCATTGTATGGCCTTAAACGGAAAAGAACTATCGTGTTTAATTCCGGATAGTTTTTCTTCTTCAATTGCACATATTACTTTACCATCTATAACGATTGTAGCTGCTGAATCGTGGTAAAATCCTGATAAACCTAATTGTATCATACTTAAATTTTTATATCACCATATTTGTCATATTCATTATATAATTCCATTTGTCTTTCTTTCATTTTGTTGACAACTTTGGTTATATAATGTGTAGGGTGACCTGTCATTTCTCTAATAAGTAAATACAATGATTTCTTATTAAAGTTTTCTATAAATTCGGCTCTTCTAAATAATTCTAATACCGAATCCGCAATCTGTAAATCTCTTTTCTTTGGAAAGTAATTTTCTAAATGCTTATCCCAATATTGTAACATTCTTACATTAAAAGTCCTAAATTCATCATTCCTTTCTTCCTCTCTAAAATTATTTTCAGTATCAAATGATTCGGGCAATCCAGACATTATATCCGTATCTTTATATCTTTTGTAATTTGCATTATTATTTAGAATAAGATAGTTTCTTGCAACAATCGTAAAATATGAGAAAGCTTTACCTTTACCCGCTTTGTACATATGAATTTTTTCAATCATAAATGTAACAACCTCCGCCATTACATCTTTCGGGTCATCATCAAAATAAGTAAACTTCCATTTATTGTAAACTATCTCTGCCATTTTATCAAATGCAGATGCAATTCTTTCTCTATATAGTTTATCTTTTATATATTGGTCATTTGTTAGATTATACTCTATAATGGCATCTTCCGTATCCTTTGTAAAGTATTGTCTATTCGGGCCCCTTTTCTTCCTTTTAGTTACTGGCATTTTGTTTTGTTTTGAATTTTTCGATAGTTTCTTTAATTTGATAAAATATAGAACCTACTTCATCATCCTTCTCAAACATTTGACGATTATCAATCTGTCTTAATGCTTCCAGTAATGCTTCGTTTCTTTCTAACTCCGTTTGTAAAAATATATCATTTTCTTCTATGATATCTTCATATTTTTCTAATTTTTGTAAAAGATTATAAATTGCAAAAGATAATGCAACTACTAATACTGATAATATTGTGATTATTGTATATAACATAATTAAACGATTTCGTATCCTTGTAAAAAATATTTGTTTGCATTCTTGTATTTGATTTCAACCATTTCACCATCCGGAGATTTCATTACAATCTTATCATTTCTACCATATGTCTTTCTTTTAACGACTTGTGTATTATAAACTCTATCTTTAATTGTAAATCCGTCTAAATGGTCAATTTCATGCTGAACAACTACGGTCATCATAGTTTCTTTAGATATTGACTCATTTTGTTTATCACCATCGGGATTAATTTCAAATGTTAGTTCACCTAAATTATCAGTATCTACAACAATTTTAGAAGCTCTAATAGTTCTAATAGGTCTTTCGATGGTAGTTGGGATTGATAAACATCCTTCAAAGAATAAGAATCCTTCTTTTGACTTTTCTTTAATAATTGGATTTACTAAAAATAATTCTTCGTCACCTAATTGAATTAAACATGCTCTTTTCTTAATTCCAATTTGTGTTGCAGAAATTCCTAATCCTGGATGCTTTACCATAGCATCGGTTAATTGTATTCTTAACTCATCTGCCTCTTGTTGTGTAATTTCCGTTTTAGGTGTGGGTGTTTTTAGATATTCTCTAAATTCTTTTGTTTCTAATCCTAATTGATTTTTGTCTACTATTAATTTCATTTTTTTTATTTTTTAAGTCCGTATTTTATAAATTTATACCATATTCTTTCATGTAGATAATACTGAATGGGTTTGTATACCAACTCCGCTATACCAAATGCTGCTCCTACTTTAATATCACCACTTACCCACCACATTATACCAAATCCAATTAAAGTTGATATGATACGATATGAAATGGTTTTTGCAATATGTCTTTTATGAGTTACTATCATATTAATGATTTTTTTGGTTTACCGTCGGTTGATGTTTCATAATCAATAATAAAATGTATTCTATCTTCATTACTATTATTAGTAACGGAATGAACATTTTGGTTATTTATTTCCCAAATATCACCTTCTTTCATATTTTTTGATTCATCACCAACCATAAAAATAACATCTGGGTTGGTTATTACAGCAATGTGTGTACGTTTACAAGACACTAAACTATCACCCGTATCGACATGTGGTGTTATTTTTGATTCTTTTTTTAATTTAACTAATAAAACTCTTACAAAATCACCTTTACCATATTTTTTTTCGTAAATTGGTTTTAAATCAACCAGTAATGAATCTATGTTAAATTTATAAAAATTTGTATGTATTTTACTTTTTCCACTCTCCTTTAAAGAATCTATGTCCCACATAAGTTCAACCGTTTGAGTGTCTTTATGTGCGTCAAATATACTTTGTCTTAATGTATGTTCTAACCAAATTTCTTCCCCCAGTTCAATTAATTTATTTTTAATTTGGGTGATATCAATTTCTCCAATATGAATGTAATTCATTTTTTTATTATTTATCCATTATATAAATTACTTCATCACCATTTGAATCGATATACTTCTTTCTAATCGCAGTTCCGCTAATTTTTTCGATTTCTTTTGGTGGTTCATGATATATTACATCATATCCTACACCTCTACCATAGTTTACGCTTTCAATATCTGGAATAATTGATAATAAAATTTTATCCCAATTTTGTGTAAAAAATGGTTGATTTTGTAATTCCTGTAATACTTCTTGTGCTGATTTAGGATTATTTTCATCCTTTTGTACATCTCTAATTGCAACCCAACAATTATTTCCTTTTTCTAATTGTTGATTAATTAACCACTCATGCCCTTTGTGCCATGTTTGCCATCTTCCGATGAATAATGCGTATTTTTTCATAAATTATAATTTCGTATTTGTAATATACGAAAATAATTCTAATTTACCAAATATTAATAAGTTTTAATATTTTCTCCTTCACTTCTAAATCTGGATAATTCTCTAACCGTGCCACCTTTATTGGATAACCAATAATTTACTGCTTTTGGGTTATTTATCCAAGATTTTCTATTGTGCCATGGAAATTCTGGATGCATCCATTCTTCCCATTTTAAATTCCCAATATTAGATGTATCATCATCCATAACATCATTAACCCTAACAGGTTCAGTTTCATTTTTTTCGTTAATCTCATTTTTTTCGGTTTCGTTAACAATATTTTCCACTATAACTGGCTTTTCTTCTATATTTTGTGAAATATTTTCCACCACATCCTCTTTACTATCACCATATATTTCATATAAACCCAATTTTTCATCGTTTTCCATCATTTCAACTAAAATTTCTTTTTGTTTATGTTTTTTATCAGAAATTAAACCGTTGAACGCTATGATTAAAGCAACTGCCAATGGGTCAAACACAATTACAATCAAAAATATGAAGAATTTTACCACATTTTTCAATTCCATACCAAATGCTTCGGCAATAAATCTAAATCCACCTACTTCTTTCTCTAAATCTAAATTTGATGTTTTAATTTTATTAATTTCTTCGTTATTTTTGGCATTTTCCGTTTGTAAACCCTCTATTTTTTTGTTAATTTGAGCAGTTTGTTTGTCTTTGTTATCAATTGAACGTAAAAGACGAGAATTTACCTTACCTTTGTCTAAAATTGTGTTTTGTGTTGAAGATAATTGTCCTAATTGTGTATTTAATTGAGTAATTTGTGCAGTATTTTGTTCAATTTTAGTAGTATAAACTAAAACTTCTCTATCTACCTGTTGTAATTTAAGAGATTGTGATTGAAATGCATTAGAAAGGTAACCAAATATACCCGCAGATGTAATTAACATCAATAATGCAACGGCAGAGGTTAAATACCATTTATTAAATCCTTTTATAGTTTCCCACTCTTGTTTTAAATAAGTTGCGGCAACCAACTTTGCAACCTCTAACGCACTTGCCATTACCATAACCGATATGGCTGCTCCACTAAATAGAACACCCAATCCCGTTACAGAGAAGTAAGCTGCACATCCGGCAATAATTAGTGCAGAAAATCCGACTAAATATTTAAGCCAATTCATTTATCGATTGATTCTGGTTAATTCGGCAATACGTTCTACTATCTTTCTTGCATCTTCCAAAGTAGTATGTGCAACCGATGGTGTCATTGATTGCGCGCCTGTGATTCCGTTTTGTAAAATCCTTAACTTTCCGTCTAAAGATTCTAATAACATTTGTATTTTTTCGTTGTATATCATAGTAATAAGTATTTATTTGTAATAAAAAAGGTAGAAGTGTTTAATCTCCTACCTTTTCAATATACGAAAAATAACTGAATTAACCAACTTTCGGGGTTAATTTTTTTGGTTTGGACTCTTCTTTTCTTTCAATAGTAATTAAGAGAATACCATTTTTAATTTCAGCTTTTGCTTTTCTGCCATCGAAGTTTTTACCTACGGTAACTCTTTCGTCAATGTCTGAAATTAATTGATTGAAAGGATTTTCTTTGTCCTCTTGTGTTTTTTTGGCTTTAATTTCAATCTTGTCTTCAAAACAATTGATTTCAATATCCTTTGGGTCATGTCCTATTACGGATAATGCTAATGTTGCGGATTCGTCTTTAATATCTACTGCAAATTTTGAAGCAACATAAGTTGTTCTTTCTTGGTTTTTAATTGGAAAATATTCATCAAATAATTTTCCATAATCAATCATGTACATAGTATAAATGTTTTTAGTTAATAATACTCCATATAGTCCAATTACTATACCAAAGTATTTTTATTGACAAAATGTCATTACATTATGTTATCTTGTCTTTCAATGATTGTAGACATATGGTCTGCCCAATGCATAATAAATTGTAGTTTGTACACCAATTGTTTCTTCAAATCGTGACCTGCTAAATACTTTTGATTATCTTCATCATACATACCATCGGTAAGTTTGATTGCGAAATACTCTTTTTCATTATATTGAATACCATAGTGATTTAAAGTAAAGAAAGTTCTATCGGTTAAGGTCATATATGGGATATTCTCATTACGAACAAATAAAGTTCCGTATTTCTTTTGAGACCACTCTTCCTGATTTGGTAAATAATGTAATTCACCCTTAACACCCAACTTTCCTAAATCGTGATGTAGACAACTAAATATTAATTCTTCTTCGGTGAAATCAATCTCTCCACCTTGCGTTACGAACAGGTCTCTCATTTTAAGAGCGTTCTTACATACATTAAAGATGTGGTCTATATACCCACCTATATATGCGTTATGATAGTGTTTTGAGCCAGATGCTGCAGATAGTGTGAGGTTAATACCTAATTCTGCTTCAGAATACATATGGAGTAATTTCTCCAATCTTTCACCTTTAAAATATTTTTTGATTATTGCGATAAATTTATCGTAACTTTGTTTTAATTCTTGTTCTGTTTTTTGTTTCATAATTTAGAGTTTAATTGTTTATAATACTCTAATATACGACAAATTTTTCACATTGCCAAATTTATATTAATGTAGTTTTAATTGGTTCAACATCATCTGGTAGATAATTTCTAAAATTTTTATATATGTGTCTAAATAAAACATTAGCATATTCGGCATTGTGTACTGGTCCTGGATGTTTTTTGTCAACACCAACATCTCTAAATGGAAACCCATATGCACCATCGTATCTATTAAATTCGGTTATATTCGTTGGAATTTCAGACCAACCATTCCATAACCAATTGCAGTTTTTTGATTCCAAAAAATATTTTATTAGCAAATGATTTTTATACCAATTTGCCAAATCTTCATTATCATTTTGTAATTGTGTTTTTAGTATTTGTATTTCTTTACCATCATTTGTTTCCTCCATATAACCCCACTGATGTGTTGCCATAAATGGTTCTATTCCACCATCTTTTGTAAATACTTCTCTTCTATGTGGTGATGTATACATTATCAAAACCAAATCGGGTTTAATCAAATCATAGTGTGTGAGTAAACATCTACTAATATAATCATTACTTCTACCACCCATACCGAAATTATTATTTACACCATTTGGTATCATTCTACTTAATTGGTGAGGCCACGTCTCCCAATCATTGACTGCAACTCCTTCGGTATTGGAGCATCCAATTGACATAACTTTAAATCCTTCTTTATAAATGGAATCACCTCTAAATCCAATTTCATTATATGTGTAATTACATAATCCAGTTTGGTCACCACCGGACTTTGTGAAAGATGTGTTAATTCTGTCCGATAAGTGCCACCTATACGATGATACTTCAAAATCATCAATTGTCCAATATTTTAAAACATTATTCAATTATAATAAATTTAAATAATTCTTTCTTTTCCATTTCTATATTTTAATGAGTTATCCATTAGTTCCGGATATTTCAGTATTTTTATATTTAATAGATTTTGAATTTTTTTAATATCTTCTCCTGTTTCATACAATCCTTCATAACTCACTATACTATTTAATTTTAATTGTTTGATTTTAAAATTTTGTATTGTAATATTTTTTGATAATTCTTTTAATTCAATTTCATTTTTTTTCAACCAATTATTATCTACCTTATATGCGGAATGCCATCTATTAGTTTGTAATGCCTTTAGATTACTTATTGCACAATCATATACATTTTCTCGTATTAATCCTATTGTAATTTTATCTCCAGGTATTTTATCCAAATGGTCTGGTTCTAATTTTATAACATATTCGTCTACTAAAAAGTTTATATTTTTATATATTGAATTGTGTTTTTTATTGAAAGGTTCGTGTATATATTTTATATTAATTTCTTTAGCCAACCAATTTGCAAAAGTTGTACCACCACATCTACTATATGATAATATACAAATATTCATTATAAGATATTATAATTTCTTATTAAAAAATTGTTGTATTGGATTTATTATAAGACTTATTCAAATTCAATTTAGTATAAACACCACCGAACACTATTCGTTCTTTTGTTGAATTTGGACATAATTCCGGCATATGTAATAAATTTGAAGGAAAAATCACCAAATCACCCTCTTCGGGTAATATAGAATATATTTTACCATCATTCATTTTAAAAGTAAGTTGTCCTTCCGTACCTTGTAAATTGTTCGGCATTTGAATATAAAAAGTATATGTCCATTCTATCTCCAAATTTGGTATTTCTTTATTTTTTGTATGTTCGTGAAAAAATGCTTCTTTAGTATTATGGTCATTGATATAAAACCAATTTCTTGTAAAACATAAACCATCCTTATTATTACTAATTGAATTTAAAAAAAATAAACATTTTTGTTTTAACGATGAAATTGCATCTGAATCGATAGTTAATAAACTTTGTTTTCCTGATAGTTTATTACCAATTGATTCAGTTCCATAATTAAAATTTAAATTTAGTTCAATTTGTTTTTTTAATTCTTCGGAATTATAATCTTCAATTTTACAAATATATACTTTTGTTTGTTCATCTAATAGAATCTCTTTCATTCTATAATAACTTTTTTTCGTGTTTTAAAAAACATTGTATTGATATTCTAAAATCAGAATCAATATTAGTTGTGGTAACGCAATGTTGTACTCCACCCTTTTGTAGTATGGCTAAATTGCGTTCTGGTTTTATTGCGTTTATAGTATCGTTCATATTATACATAAAAAATCCTCCCCAATTTGGTTCCCATTTCTCATTTATGTATATGGTTAAGGCCGCAGTGTGGCCACTATCATTGTGCCATGGGATATAACTTAATTTAGGAAAAATATGAATTATAACATCATCCACATAATATGGTATTTGTTTTTCTATTTCTTTTTTTAAAGAATTTAGTAAGTTATTATCGGACTCATTCATTGCATACCTTAATATTGGGGTACTACTACTTTTTAAGTATTCCGACCAATGTGATATACTCGATGAAAATATTGCTCTTTCTGTTTTTTGATTAAAAATATCTTTGATTTTATTGTCTATTAAAACTAATAAATCTTCACTTAAAAAGTCATTATATTTTACAATCATATTAGAGTTTTTATTTTTTTAAATTCTTCAAATTTACTTCCGTATAATTTATTAAATTTTTCTCTAAAATATTCGTCATCTTTTAAATTACTTTCCCATTCTGTTGATGAGTTAATATGCACCAATTTAAAGTCCACACCCAATGTTTTACTTACCCAATCTTCCAGTTTATCTAATTCATTAAAATCAAACCATATAATATTTGGGTCATTATTATGATACCATTCTTGTGGTTTAAATAGTAAAAGAAATTTACCAACATAATTGTCTTTTTTTTCTAAACCGATTCTTTCACAAAAAGTAGCAGATAATTTAGTTAAATCTTCTATATCTAAAAGATTATAATCGGTTTCGTTAAAAAACAATATATCATCTATTGTAAGTTTTTTTAGTATTTCATAAACTTTACCATCTTCGGCTTCACTTAATATACCAATCATTTGTTTCCATAATGAAATAAATGCACTACCCTTATCTCTCTTTACGGCAATTATAGGATAATTATATCCAAATCTTTCTTGTAAAACATTAATTGTATAGTGGTATCGTACCCCACCTACTCCATGCTTATATAGATTAGTATATCCATATTCTCTTACATCATTTGTTTCGATGTTGAGTATTTGGCAGGTGTCTAAAAATGAAGTAGTAGCACACCTTGGTATCATTATAATAAGGAACTTATTATCTACTAACATAATGTAACTTTTTTAAATATTAAGACTATAAATGTTTTACTCGTATTAACTCAACTATTTTTGCAACAATTGGTTTAACTTCTAATTTTTCGGTAATACTGGTTGTAGTTACTTCAGGTTTTTTTATTTGATTATCATTCATATTATATTAATTTAATTCTTTAAATTCAACATCCAATTTAGAATAGTCTACTGCGTACATATCATCTTCACCCAATACAATTGCAGATTCAAATTCAGTACCTAATAATTCTTGTGCTATTACACCTTCATATAATCCATCTTTTCCTATGTAATTGAATTGATAAATATTAATACCCAATGGTGATTTACCTACTAATAGTATATTTTCTTTCAATCTACTATCCGAATTACACACATATCCAGTTTGACCTCCACAAATAGGGCAATTAAAACCACCTTTATTACAATTTGCACATGTTTCACTTCCACAATAATAATAAACCCCACACCAAGCGTTACATGCAGCGTTGTGTTGAATTAAAAATAAATTTGTATCTAGCTCCATCAAAAATTCTCTAAACTCATTAACAAGTGATATTCTATATGTTGTTAATGGTTTTATATCAAAAAATACATCGGTAATAGTTAAAAATTCAACCAAATTAGTAGATTTATTAAAAACAGATACTTTATCTCCAATCTCAATCAAACCTGAGTTGTCCGATAAATACTGAACATTATCCCCACCTTGTTTTTGAATTAGATAATTATTACTAACACCATCATACCAACTATATTCAGTTTCAGTTTCATCAACTGCGGTGATATTTATAAAAATACAATCGTTTGTATTCAATTCCAAAGATGTAATTGGTGCACTTCCGGTGGTAAATGTTTCTAATGCATCCGTTGAAAAACTTTGGAATTTTTTTATTTCTTCGTTAAAGTTTATTCCTAACACCAAATCTCCAATCAATAATTCCGTTGCTAATTTTGTTGATAAATCTGGCATCAAAATTTTATCGGTTTCATCAAAATGATAGTATAAACTATTTGATAATGTATAAGATGGGTGCCATTTAGCTGTTGCTAATTTATTTAATCTTTTATTTTCATCCAGTTCATTTTCGTATCGTAATAATGTATTTTTTGTTGAAACACTATTAATTGATTTATAAGTCATTAAATGTTGAACATCTAAATTTGACCCATATATTAAATCAAAACTTCTAATAAAAGAAACCCTATTATCAACTGTACCCAATTCTTCGTTATATTCATATTTTTGAAT